TTTCAGAAATCACAATATAGTGTACGGAGATTCGTCGCTAATGCGTTGGTATACGAATAACACAAAAAAAGTGAAGTCAAAGAAGTACGGAAATTATGAGTATCAAAAAATAGAAGCAAAAAGTAGGAAAACAGACGGTTTTTTTGCTTTTGTGGCGGCTATGACAGAACAAGAATTGATCCCAGAAGAGCAAGCAAGCAACGACATTCTTCCAGTATTCACAATGTAAGGGGGTGAGAATTTGAACGCAGGCGATTTTTTTCAAAGAGCATTCGGGAAAAACCAAAAAATAACATTAAAAATGCAAATCGAAGAAGAAATCACAGAAGTTTTCTTCAAAGAGTTGGCGACAGCGTGCGCGGTCAATATGATCGCAAGCACAATCGCAAAGTGCGAAATCAGAACATTCATAAAAAACGAACAGCAGAAAAAGGAAGAATATTTTCTGTGGAATTATGAACCGAATCAAAATGAAAACAGCAGCGACATGATTCAGAAATTCATTACAAATCTGTGCTATGACAATGAAGCACTGATTGTTGAAGTGAATGGACGACTATATGTTGCAGATTATTTTTCACGCAGACAATATGCTTTGTATGACGACGTGTTTTCAAACATTGTGATCGGAGATATGACACTACAGAAGACATTTACTTCAAGTGAAGTGATATACATGCAGCTGAATAATATTGACGTAAAGCAGCGACTTGAAGGATCATACACAAGTTACGGACAAACGATCGCAAAGTCAATCAGAAATTTAATCAGATCACATGGGCAAAAAGGGATTCTGGATATTGACGCACAAACATCAGCACAGAAAGACTTCACAGAGAAACTTCAAACGCTTATGGACGATAGATTCAAGCCGTTCTTCGAAGCTTCGCAAGCCGTTCTTCCGTTGACTTCTGGCTATAAATACACAGACGTTACAAAAGACAGCGGTTCAGCACCGACGCCAGCAGATCTGAATGAAAGAATCAACTATGAATTTGAACTTGCGGGGCGGGCGTTTAGGATCCCGAAATCTTTGATACTTGGCGACGTGTCGGACGTAGAGAAGATCACGAAAAACTTTTTGACATTCGCCATTGATCCAATATCCGAAAAGCTGGGCGAAGAGATCACGCGAAAAAGATATGGCGTGAAGCAGTTTGCAAAAGGAAACTATGTTGACGTAAATACAAACTGCATTCAGCACATTGATGTATTTGAACAATCATCAAACGCAGAAGGACTTCTTCGAAGTGGTTTATATTGCATAGACGAACTTCGAACAAAACTGGGTGACACAGCTTTGAAGACTGACTGGTCACAAAAGCACTACATAACAAAAAATTACACAGAAGCAGAACAAATGGATCATCTTGGACAAGAAAGGAGTGAATAAAGTTGAAGAAACAGCAGGCACAAGCGCAAGCACATTATTGTTTCAAGCAGGAAGCGGGAAGCAATATTGTAAAATTGTACATTTATGACGACGTTTCAGAATACGGCGAATTTGACTGGTGGACTTGGGAATATAAAGAAAGCGAGACTTCCGCAAAGTATTTCAAAAAAGCACTTGAAAATGTGTCGGAATCCGACACGATCGAACTTCACATCAATTCATATGGCGGATCCGTCAAAGAAGGCGTTGCAATATACAACCTTTTGAAACAGAAAAAATGCAAAGAGATCGTCGCATATGTTGACGGGTTCGCATATTCGATCGCTTCTGTTATTTTGCAGGCAGCAGACAGACGAATCATGGGACTGGGAACAAGCCTTTTGATTCACAACATGTGGTTGAGCATTGCGGGAAATGCAGACGATCTGCGAAAGGCGGCAGACGATCTGGACGTTCTCATGGAATCAAATAGACAGATCTATCTTGAACGCGCAAACGTGACAGAAGAAGAGTTGATCGACATGATGAACAAAGAAACGTATTTGACACCAGAAAAAGCAGTGGAAATGGGATTCGCCGACGAAGTTGATAGCAGCAAAGACGCGGATCCAGAAGATGCAATGCAGGCAATGCAGCAACAGTTGCAGCAAATGCGAAGGACTATGGCAGAACAGAAGGAATTCAGAACAGAACTTCGCGAATTATACAGAACTGCAATGAAAAAGGACGACGAGGACGACACAGACGACGAGGACGACACAGACGACGAAGACGACACAGACGACGAGGACAACAACAGCGACGAGGACAACAACGGCGACACAGACGACACAGACGACAACAGCGACGAAGACGACACGGACGACGACAAAAAGAAGAAGCAGAAGAAAAAAACAAATCCGAAGGAAAACGGAAGAAGCCTTGCAGCTTTGCTGGCAAAGGCAGCAGCAAAAAATCTTGAAAAGAGGTAGAAAAAATGAAGAGCAAAGACGTAAAAGCATTAACAAGAGAAGAACTTGCACAGAAGTTCAATGAAGCATTAAAGTCAGAGGATCCAGAGAAGGTAGCGCAGGCAATGGCAGACATGGCAGACGGCATTCAGAGTGAGATCCTTGAACGCGCGCAGAGCATGGCAAATATTGAGCAGCTTGACGCGCAGGCATTGGCGGCAAGAGGGCTTCGCCAGCTGACTTCCTCTGAAAAGAAGTTCTATGAAAAAGTAATCGACGCAATGAAGTCAGAAGATCCGAAGCAGGCACTGGCACACCTTGACGTGACTATGCCAGAAACAATCATTGAAGACGTGTTCGAAGACTTACAGAGAGAACATGAACTTCTGGCAGCAATCAACTTCCAGAATACAACATATGTAACAGAATGGATTCTGAACAAGAATGGAAAGCAGAAGGCAGTCTGGGGAGCAATCACAGCAGAGATCACAAAGGAACTTGAAGGCGAGTTCGAAAAGCTGAATATGACAATGTTTTCTTTGACAGCGTTCCTTCCAGTTGCAAAATCTATGCTGGATCTTGGCGCAACATGGCTGGACAGCTACGTGCGCGAAGTACTGAAAGACGCTTTATATTGCGGACTTGAAGAAGCTATTGTGTGTGGTACGGGCGTAAACATGCCGATCGGAATGATGAAGGACATTTCAGCAGCAAAGAGAGACGGCGAAGTATACCCAGACAAAGAAGCAGTCAAGATCACGAAGTTCGACGCACAGCAGTACGGCGGAGTGATCGCGAAACTTGCAGTTTCCAGAAATGGTCGTCCGCGCAAGGTCGGTGCTGTGATCATGGTTGTGAATCCAGTTGACTATTTCAATAAAGTTATGCCAGCAACAACAGTGCAGCGTCCAGACGGAACATTTGCAAATGACGTTCTTCCATACCCGACAACAATCATTCAGTCAGAAGAAGTTCCGCAGGGGAAAGCAGTTGTCGGAATTGCTGAAAAGTATTTCATGGGCGTCGGAACAAGCAAAGACGGCGTGATCGAGTACGACGACAGCTACAAGTTTTTACAGCGCGAAAGAGTATACGCAGCGTTCCTTTACGGAAACGGAAAGCCAGTTGACAACAACTGCTTCGTTGTGCTTGATATTTCCGCACTTGAAGCAGCAACATACACTGTCACAGCATATTCAGAGAAACAGACAGTTGAAGTTGAGGTTGAAAAGAAAAGCTGGACTTCGGAAGAACTGAATGCAATGACAGTTGATCAGATCGACGGGCTTGCAAAATACATGAAGTATGAAATCACTGGAAGCAATAAGAGCGAAAAGATCGCTTCGTTCATTGAGAAACAGACAGCGGCGCAGGCGTAAAGAATAAGGACGGCAGCAGGGCTTGAAACCTTGCTGCCATTCATGAAGGTGGTGCAATATGGCGGAAACAGAAAAAGACGGACTTCTGGAAGACATTCTGAATGAGTTGGATATAACGTTCAAAGACGACAGACTGGAAAAGAAAATAGCTGGGATATTAAAGCGCGGGAAAGCCTATCTGAACGACAAATTCGGATCAGAAATTGAATTTGACAAAGACGGACAAGCAATGGAACTGCTTGTTTCGTATTGCAGATACGGGCGTTCAAACGCAATCGAACAGTTCAAACACGATTTTTCGTCAGAATTGACAGCACTTGCGCTTCGTGGAGCAATTCAGTCTCAAAAATCGCCAGAGAGTGCAGAAAGCGAGGAAGAGCAGTGAAAAGCAAATTTGAAGAATTCAACGACGGGATCATGAATCTGTATTCAGAGAACGAAAACGGAAAACTGGTTCGAAAATTTGAAGACGATCTGCGATTCGGCGAAGAGAATGTGAGCATTCAAAGGCACTATGCAGCACAAGCGGCAGATCAGCAAGTGGACAAAGTGATTCATGTACCACTTTTAGAAATTTTCGAAGCACACGACGTTGTTGTTATAGGCGAAGAACAATTTGACGTTGACAAAGTAGATAATTTGAAGAGCAACCAGCCGCCGATCACAAAGCTGACATTGATCAGATTTTCGAAGCATAGAAAGAAGGAATTTGCATGAATGTAAACGCAGGTGCAGCAGTCAAGCCAGAACAACTGGAAACAACGTTGTCGGATATGCTGATTCAGTGGTATGAAACAGAAGAAAAGAAATTCTTTGAAGCGATCGACGATTCGGCGGAGAAATGCAACGAAGCAGCGAAGTCATATATTTCAAAGGGACACGGCGTTCTGACTGGTGAATACAAGGCACATTTTGCAGTTGAAAGCGAAATGCTGGACAAACACCACAAGCGGGCGACGTGGTATGTAGAAGAACCAGAATACAGACTGACGCACTTGCTTGAAAATGGACATGCAAAAAGAAACGGCGGAAGGACAAAGCCAGTGAAACATATTAAACACGGACGCGAGATTGCGGAAAAGAATCTGGAAGAAAAACTGAAGAACATATGGCAGGGGTGACGAAATGGAAGATCTTGTTGAAACGCTGGAAAAAGAAACACAAATTCCAACTGCGGACACGGCTTTCACGCAACCGCAGAAATTACCGTTCACAGTCATACTTGACAAGCCAGCAGGGGACGGCGACGACTTCAACACACGCTTTTTCAATCACGATCTTGCAGTCGAATTCTATGCAGAGAGGATTGACAAAGCAAATGAAAAAAAGCTGGAAGACTTTTTCGAACGCAGGAACTGGAAATGGACACGCGAAAGAACGTGGCTTCCAGACGAAAAGTGCTTCGAAACAATTTATCAAATATCATTCATAGAAAGGGCGTAAAAAATGAAAGGATCGAAAGAAAAGGTCACAATGGGAAGCGGAGAAGTATTCATTGATGAATTCAACGGCACGCTTCCAGAGTTTGAAGAACTTATCAAAACAATGATGATAGACGAAAAGCGCGCAGGCTGGATCAAGGGCGGGGCGTCTATTGAGTACAAGCCGACAATGACAACGGAAAAAGACGATCTGGGGCATATCGTAAAAGAGGTATTAACAGACGAGGAAGCAACATTCAAGACGGGGCTTTTCACTTGGAATGGCGAAACACTTTCAAAACTTTGTTCTACAGCAAGGGTAGAAACAAAAGGAAAGTACAGAATCTTGAAGATCGGCGGAACAAATAACGACGACGGCAAGCAGTACGTTATTCTTTTCGTACACAAAGATCCAGTTGAAGGAAATTGCTATCTTGTTATCGTCGGAAGAAATTCTGCTGGATTCACAATCACATGGGCGACTGATTCAGCAACAGTGATTGACGCTGAATTCGGCTGCAAGCCGCAGGACGACGAAGGAACACTGATTCAGTTCGTGGAAGAAATCGAAGAACAGTACAAAGCGGAATACACAAGCGAAGAATTGAACGTGCTGACTATTGATAATATAAAGAGCATTGCAGCAGCAAAGGGCTACAACATCACAAAAACAACGAAGTCAGAAATTATTGCTGAATTTATCGCGGCGCAGGAAGCGGCAAAAGCGCAGTAATTGTTGAAAAAAGGGGCTGGCGGAATCCAGCCCTATACACACGAAAGGAAGGAAAGTGTATATGAATTATAAAGTAAATTTTCAGAAAGCAAAAAGAAATTATATGGTTCTGACGTTTGAAGTGGAAGAAGGAAAGGAAAAAACAATTCTTGTGGGTATGCCGAAGAAAAGAATTTTTGACATGCTCATGAACATGAACGACTTCATAAAAGGCGAAGAGCCAGACAATGAGAAAGAAAAAGCTGAACGCAACAGAAAGATCATTGACGAAATGTATGAACTTGTAGCAATGATTCTTTCAAACAATATGGCTGGCGAGAAAATCAGCGTTGAGTGGGTTGAAGACATGCTGGAATTCGGCGAATTAAAAGAACTTCTGGAAACATATGTGAAGTTCTGCAAAGGCGAAGCAGTAAACCCAAACTAGCACTCCCGTTCTATCCGATTGATGAAGAAAACTTCTTTGACATGCCGACGTACTGGGAACACCTTGTTCATGAGTATACGGGATTGAATGTGAATAAAATAGAAGAACTGGAATATATTGACTATTTGCAATATAGGCGGGACGCATTCGTGCATGAAATGAACAAAACGGAAGAAGGACGGGAATATCTGGAAAACGCACACAGATTGACACAGACAGAGCCAGACAGAATGAAGGCGCGTTCACTTTTCGGAAAGAAAGGGTGAAAGCATGTCGAAAGGCTTGAAAGGCATAACAGTCAAAATCGACGGGAATACGACGCCGCTGAACAAAGCGTTGTCTTCGGTAAACGCAAACGCCAAAAGCCTACAGTCTGAATTGAAGGGCGTGAATTCGCTTCTGAAACTGGATCCCAAAAATACAGAACTGGCAGCACAAAAGCAAGTGATCTTGAAGCAAGCCGTTTCCGAAACAGAAGAAAAGCTGAAATTGCTGACACAAGCTGAAAAGGAAATGGCGGAAGCAGGGAAGGACGTAAACGACGAAGGATATAGAGATTTACAAAGAGAAATCACACTGACAAAATCAAAGCTTTCAGACTACAAAACAGAATTGAAAGCAGTAGAAGACCAGCAAAAGAAAGCAGCAAAAGAAGCTGAAACGCTGGGAACAAAAATATACAATATAGCAAGCAAAATCCCAGTGGTGAATAAACTTGCAGACGGCTTTGTGAAAGTGAAAGGAAAAATCACTGAAACAGTAAAAGAAAGCGAAGCTGTCAAAAAGATCGGAACTACTGTGGAAGGTGCAAAACAGAAAGTCGAAGCATTCAAAGACGCGCACCCAGCCGTCCAGAAGGTAGCAGACGCATTCGGAAAAGTGAAGACAGCAGCGAATGACGTCAAAGAAAAGATCCCGCCACTATCAACGCAGTTGAAAGCAGTCGGCGACGTTGCAGCGTCGGCGGCAAAAGGCGGATTCACAGTGCTGACGAATGTTGTCGGCGGAACAATGAAAGCTTTTGCAGGATTCACAACAGCTGTCGTGGGGGCTGGCATAGCGGTAACAAAGTCAGCCGTCGAACAGTATGCAGAATACGAACAGCTTGTGGGCGGTGTAGAGACGCTTTTCAAGGATTCCGCAGGACAAGTCGAAGGATATGCAAACAATGCATATAAAACAGCGGGAATGTCGGCAAATCAATATATGAACACTGTGACGGGATTTTCCGCGTCGCTTCTTCAAAGTCTGGACGGAGACACAAAAGCAGCCGCAGAAAAAGCGGATATGGCTATAACAGATATGTCGGACAATGCAAATAAAATGGGAACAAGCATTGACAGCATTCAAACGGCATATCAAGGATTCACGAAGCAAAATTATACAATGCTGGACAACTTAAAGCTGGGATATGGCGGAACGAAAGAAGAAATGCAAAGGCTTCTTGACGACGCGACAAAGCTTTCTGGCGTCAAGTATGACATATCTTCATACGCAGATATTGTTGACGCGATTCACGTTGTTCAAACAGAAATGGGAATCACGGGAACGACAGCAAAAGAAGCAAGTACAACGATCGAAGGTTCGATCAATTCGACAAAGGCGGCGTGGTCAAATCTCTTGACTGGATTCGCAAATGACGAAGCAGACGTCGGCGCACTGATCACAGATCTGTGCGATTCAGTAGCAACAGCAGCAAACAACTTGATCCCGCGAGTGATTCAAGCAGTCACGTCAATCGTTGAAAATGTACCGATAATCATTCAAGGGCTTGCAGGAACACTGACGACAGTTTTTCAAGAAGGACAAGGGCTAATAACGTCGCTAATGCAACCACTTGTTGACGCGTTCTTCGGGCTGATCAATGCGGCAATAGCGTTGCTTCCGACACTTCTCCCAGAAGTGCTGAATGCGGCAATCTCATTGTTTCAAGGGATTCTGGACGGATTGAATCAGACAATCCCAAACTTGCTGGCTATGCTGCCAGTAATGATTCAAAATATAACAGATACACTCACAGCAAATCTTCCACAGATCGTAGCGTCTGGAATTGAAATTCTGGTCAATTTGATCAACGGAATCACAAACGCAATTCCTTCACTGATTCAAGCCGTGATCGACTTGTTCCCAGTGATCGTGAATTCCATCATGGAAAATCTCCCGAAAATCATTCAAGCTGGACTTGATCTGCTGATTGCACTGATTAACGGAATTGTAAGCGCAATACCACAGCTGATCGCCATGCTTCCAACAATTATAACGACGATTGTTTCCACGCTGACTGGTATGCTACCACAAATCATTCAAGCTGGAATCACACTTCTGCAATCTTTGATCAACGGAATCATAAGCGCGATCCCGCAGCTGATCGCGGCAGTTCCGCAGATTATCACATCAGTCGTCAATACACTCACGACAAATCTTCCGCAAATTTTACAAATGGGAATCGAATTGATCGGATCGCTGATCAGCGGATTAATTCAAGCCATTCCAGCACTGATCGCAGCAGTTCCACAGATTATTTCTGCAATCTGGGACACGATCATGAATACGGACTGGTTATCACTTGGAAAAAACATCATAGACGGAGTTATTCAAGGCGTAAAGAATGCGGCAAGCAGTTTGATTCAAGTATTCAAAGATCTGGCTTCGTCTGCATTGGACGCAGTAAAAGACTTCTTCGGAATTCATTCGCCGTCACGTGTCATGCGTGATCAAGTTGGAAAAATGATTCCAGCTGGTATGGCAGAAGGCGTTGAAGACGGAATGGACGAAGAAGAAGACAGAATCAAAGAAGCAATGCGAAAAGGCGTACCGACAACGATCGACAGTTATATCAATACAAAGTCTGGATCTGCAAGTTATGCAACACAGACGGCAGCAGGCGGATTCACGCAGAATATAACAATCAACAGTCCGAAAGAACTTTCGCCGTCAGAAGTAGCACGACAGACACGAAACCAAACACGACAAATGGTTTTGAAACTGAAAGCGGGGTGATCTAACAAATGAAGACAATAACATGCAGAAATGACGCGGGACTGGAAGCAGTCTTCACATACGATCACGACAGTTGTGAATATTTCCTTGTAAGTTGCGACGGGATCTACAGCGTGAAAAACGCTGTGTCCACGTCGCAGAACGCAACAACAGACGGCACGACATACAACGGCGAAGGATTGGAACAACGCAATATTGTGATCACAGCAAACATCAGAAGAAATCACAGACAGAATCGCGAATTTCTTTCAAGGGTTTTCAAAGTTCATTCAGAAGGGACGTTCATTCATGAAGAAGACGGCGACAGACGTGAAATCAAATACAGAGTTGAAAACATAGAAGTCGCCGAAACTGGCGTGATCCGTCCCGCAACAATATCACTGATCTGTACTGATCCGTATTTTACGGACGCAGCGGGAACTATAAAAATCGAAATGTCACAGTGGTATGACGACTGGGAATTTGAATGTGAAATCCCAGAAGAAGGAATGGAATTCGGACACAGAGAAACAGACACGATCAAACAAGTGGATAACGAAAGCACAAAAGACGTCGGAATCACTATAACACTGGAAGCGGACGACAAAGTGGTGAACCCGATCATATACAATCAGACGACAAATGAAACATTGAAACTTCTCTGCACAATGCTTCCGAACGACAAGATCACAATAAAAACCACAGAGGGCGAAATCACAGTTGAACTTCTTCGGAATGGCAAGATAATTGACTACAACTACACTGTAGACGAAGACAACGACGGATATATTCAGCTGGTAATGGGAATGAATGTGATCAAGTATGACGCGGACGAAGGCGTGGAGTATTTGAACGTCAAGTTCGAATACAAGAATCAGTACATGTTCGCATAGAAAGGGGAAAGGGAATGTCAAAAGAAAACAAAGTCATTGTTGTTTCGTATGATCAGAACTTGAACCGACTAGGAGTGATTGACGTGTTCAGATCTTTGATCTGGACACGGAAATATTATGAATGCGGAACATTCGAACTTCATGCACCACTGAACACAAGAAATTTGCAACTTCTGGCAGAAAATAACATTCTGTCAAAGCGGGAGTTCAAAGACAAAAACGGGCATATTGTAAAAACGACAAGCAAAGAAAGCGGAATAGTTGAGTATATAGCGATTGACGACACAGTGAATGAAATCACGGCAAAAGGGCGATTCTTGCCTTCGATCATGGACAGAAGAGCAATAAAAACAGTCGTAAACTTCAACGGAAAGACGGAAGCAGGAATGCGAAAACTGGTGCAGTCGGTGACAGCAATGCCATTCGTAGAACTGGGAGAATTAAAAGGATTCACAGAAACAGTCCGCTTTCAAGTTTCATACAAAGAACTGTATACATACATGTGCAAACTGTCAAAATATAGCAATCTTGGCTTCACTATTCGTGCCGACTTCAAGGCAAAGAAGTTCTTCTTTGAAGTATACAAGGGAGTTGACAGAACAGAATCGCAGAGAGAAAGAAGCCGTGTTGTTTTCTCTGAAATTTACAAGAATTTGAACGGCGTTGCATATGTATTCAGCAATCAGAACACGAAGACATGCGCAATCGTGACGGGCGAGGGAGAAGGAACAGCAAGAACGCTGGTGACAGTGGGCGGCGGCACTGGCTGGGATCTTCGCGAAGTCATTGTTGACGCAAGGGACGTCCAGAAAGACGACGACATGACAACGGCGGAATATACAGAAATTTTGAAGCAGAAGGGAAACGAAAAGCTGGCTGAATATGGAATTGTGGAAGCTATGGACGCACAGACAAAGCCGTTTGTCAATTTCGTATATCGTGAAGACTACGATCTGGGTGACGTTGTGACAGTGAAAAAGAAAATGTGGGGAATAGAAATGGACAAACGAATCACGGAAATTCAAGAAATCTTTGAAAACGGCGGCTTCGATATTGTTCCGACGTTTGGTGATCCACTGCCAGAAACAGTGAATCTTGATGATAATTAGAAAGAAGGTGAAACAATGGAAATAGCAACATTCTTCAATTCAAAGGGCGGGGACAGAAAATATAATGCTGCACACTGGGCGAATTATTTCAAGCCGTTGTTCAAAAGCGGAGTATTCAACGGAGATCTTCAAGTTGTTGCGAATGGCGCAATGTCAGTGACAGTGAATGCGGGGTATGCGTGGCTTATTGGCTA